GCGTAATTTCGTGACCTCACGTTTAAGCCCTCCCATTTCGGTTTGCAAAGGTTTCGCTATGCTTTCCTTGAACTCGTTGACGTAGGTCTTAGCGAGTTCCATTTCCTTCTGCTTGTTGTCAGCCTCAATGGACTCGGTCTCACGGCGGTGCTTGCGCCCGCTGGTGAACCATCCGCACATACCGAGCAGCGCCGTCACTGCAAGTACCATGTCCTTTATGAAATCGAATTTGTCCATAGCGCCGTTATTTTGTGAAATACAGTCCAGCCTCCTTGGTGCGGCGGCTTTGCAGACTTGGCAAAACGACCTTGCGTCCGTTGACTGTAGCGTACTTCCATTTCATTATTTCATTTTTGATATTCGGGTCGTCGGGGTTCGCCGCCACCATTTTCTTCAGGGTGGAAGACCTGAACGCACCCAGACCCACATTGAAGACGAACGACACAAGGGCATCGAACTGGTTCTGTCTTAACGGGCGCATCTCAGAGAGATTTCTTTCGATGTAGTCGAGGTCAGTTCGGAGCCAATCTTCAGCAACTTCCTTGGAAATCCATTGATTGGCGCGGACACCTTTCGTGTGTCCGTAGCCTATCGTCCACACCCCGGCGGCGCATTTGTACGCCTCCAGGCATAGACCCTCAAAGCCCTTGATCATCTCGATGCCCCTGTCGCTTGTCTTCATGGTCTATAGGTTAGGATGCGTGGTATTCCTGGATGATGCCCAACACTCCGCGCCCGTCGCCCCTGCCGAGTCGTCCGCCGGCTCTCTGGAGGAACGAGTAGATGTCGCCGTAGTATGTCGGGTCGCCGTCCTTGTTGAACATCTTCGTGTCACCGATGGCGCGGCGCACGAAGTTAGGATGCCAGAACAGCCCGATGGCGCACGCGGTGTTCGCGGCCGATGCGTCGCCCAAAACGATGTCCTCGTATTCCTCAGGGGTGTAGTTGAGGTCGGTGCTGGTGAACTTGTAATATGCCGTGCCGCTCTCAGCCGACAATGTGCTGTTGGATGCGAGAAGCACCGTGGCTCTCTCCTCAATCTCGAAGCCCTCCAATTTGGCGAGTCGTCCGTTCACGTGGTCATAAACCGCGTTGAGGTTGTCGAGTGTTGACAGTCTGACATCGGCGCATATCTGGTTGTACATCTCCGTGTTGAGGATGACGCGTCTTCCCTGTTTCGGTATGCCCCACTTGTCGAACACCTCCTTCGCCTTGGCGAAGTCTGCGGTGCAGACACCTGTTCTGAGACCAGTTCCGTGGATGAGGTAGTTGGCTGACTTGGTGGCCGTCGCCTTGATGTACCATTTAGGTCTCCAGTTCCAGAGCATGGTGTCGGCGATCACCTGTGTGAGGTATGACATGTCTTCAGACATGCAACTGTTAAGCTTGTCGTATGCGAGCTCCACCTTGTCGGCCTCTGGGATGAAGCGCGGGTCGGTGGTGAACTCATCCAATGCGTATGTGACGTCCGTGTCGCTGCGTCTTGAGATGGTAGCCGGGAGCGATGTCCTGTTGCGCTTCACGCCTGACGGTGCGCCGGCCTGCGGGATGTGGACCACGCCGCCGCAGAGGACATACTGGCTCTCGTCAACCGACTGGAGCAGGAACTCGTTGTTCTTGAAGATGTTCTCGACGATGTAATTCACCCAGATGTCGGGTGTGATGCCGACCTTCAGCACGCCCGCAGTCGGGCGTGGCAGGAATGAGAGGCCGAGGGCGGCGGCTCCCGCCGGTGCGCCGAAGGCCGTGCCTACGAATGCCGCGAACAAAAGCGCGAACATGAGGCTTGAGAAAAACTTGAATCTTTTCATTTTGCTGTGTCTGTTTGGTTTTGCGTTAGAGTGCGAGGAAGCCTGAGCCGTCCCACACCAGTTCCTTGTTTACTTTTGTGCTGATTGTGCCGGCGAGTGTGGCAACCGTGTCGGTGCCGACCTTCACCGTGACGGCGCGTGCCGTCGAGTCCGATGTCCAGCTCACGATGACCCTCGCGCCGACGTTGAGGTTGGCGGTCTTGGGTACGAGCGTGAGTGTTTGCGCTGCCGTCACCGAGCCGAGGATGATGATCGTCTCATGACGGTTGACATCGACGGAAGCCTTGTTCGATGAGATTGTGGGTGTGACCTTCTCCGATGTGGGGAAGACACGCTCTGTTTTCTTGCCAGCGTCGCCGCTGATGCTCGGAGCCACGAAGTTGTAGCTCGCGTTGTTTTCTAAGTTGATTGGGTTCATGTGCGTCTAATTTTGCGGGGCGTGTCCGAACTTGGCCTTATAGACCTTGTTGTACTTCTCCGGGTTTTCTTTCTTCAGGTTCTCAAGTCTGCCTTTCTTGTGGTAGTCGTCGAAGGTCCAGTCCTTTTCCTCGTCAGGCTCTCCGCCGCCGCCGTTCAGATGCCGGTTGATGGGCTGCACGCCCTTCATCTTCCCGATCATCTTCTCGGCAAGTCCGAAGTCGCTGTTGGCGAGTCTGGTGTAGTCCTCGCGTTCGTCCTCGCCGAACTTCTTCTCGGCGATAGCCTGGTCGATGAGTGTCTTCACCCTCGACTCCTCGAATGCCTTGACCTTGTTCGTCAGCTCAACATTCCTTGCTTCCACGGCTGCTACCTTGCTGGCCAGCTCGCCGTTCTTTGCCACGATGTTGGTGATGGCGGCGGCGAAAGCGTCCTCATTCTCGACGTCCTTCTCCGCGATGTCCAGGATCTTGGCGAATTTTGCCATGTCTTTAAATGCCATGTCTTCGTGTTTTAAGAGGTTATACAATTGATTGTTATAGTAGTCACGCAGCTCCCGGGTCTTCCTCAGACCTTCGGGCGCAGGCGTGATGTCCTTTCCCGTTATTATCTCATCGACCAGTCCGCGACGCTTCGCCTCCTCCGCGTTCATCCAGTGCTCCAGACCGTCGGTGAAGAACTCCGCCTTCACCTCCTTCGGGTCGCACCTCATCCTCGCCGCCATCATCTCGATGAGTGAGCTTTCAAAGGTGTCTATCATGCTGGCGAGGTTGCGCACCTCGTCGCTGTTGCCGTACGCGCTGCCCTGCACGCGGTGGTACATGAAGCCCGCGTACTTCGCAGCCTTCACAGTGTGCCTCGGGTTGGTGATCACCATCGCCATCATGCTCGCAGCTATGCCGTCAACCACCCACTCCACGTTGATGTCCGTGCGGTCCAGGTAGTTGAAAAGCGCGTTTCCCTGCGGCACCTCGCCCCCCTCCGAGTTCACGTAGAACCTGAAGTTGCGGCAGCCGCCGCGCCTGAGCCTCTCCACCTCGGCCACTATCACGTTCGCGTCGATGTCCAGGCCCGAGCCTATCACGCCGTACATGTATATCTCCGCCGTGTCGTTGCCCACCTTGTTTATTATGGTCGTCCTTGTCTCTTCCATCTCTTTCGGTTTACGCTGCAAAAATCACATTAAAATCGACACGCCGCAAAAACAGTGCAAAGAGTTCACACACTTTTGTTTAATTATGGAAAAAGTTGTCAATTTTGCACCGTTAAATCATGCGAATCATGGCAGAACTGACACGACAACAACAGAAGGACTACGCCAAGCAGCTCTATCTCAACGAAGCCGGGATAACCCAGGCTGAGGTAGCCGACCGCGTCGGCGTGTCGAAGAACACCGTCTGCAAATGGGCGTCCGAAGGCAGGTGGGAGGACATCAGGACATCGCTCCTGTCGGGCAAGGACGTGCAGCTGTCAAGGCTCTACCGGCAGCTCGCACAGTGGAACGACAACGTCGAGAGGCGCGAGGACGGGCAGCAGTTCCTCCTCTCAAAGGAAGCCGACGCGGTGGTGAAGATAACCGCCGCCATCAAGAACCTCGAGACCGAGACCAACACCGCCGAGAAGATGGCAACGGGGCGCGAGTTCCTCGCCTTCGTGCGCAAGACCACCGACCTTGAGACGTCAAAGCACGTGGCAAGGCTTTTCAACGACTACCTAAAATCATGCATCAATGGCTAAGATGAGGAAACCCACCGACAGACAGCTGTGGAAGGACTGGGAGGACTACTACAGCCAGTTCATCTCCGACGTGGAGGTTGACAGCGGCGAGAGTCCCGTGGAGAAGGCAAGGCGCATCAAGCGGCTCGAAGCCGACCCGGAGGAGTGGTTCAGGTACTACTTCCCGAAATACTGCACCGCGCCGTCCGCCAAGTTCCACCGCGCCGCCACGAAGAGGCTCCTCGCCAACCGCCGCTGGTACGAGGTGCGCGCCTGGTCGAGGGAACTCGCCAAGTCAGCACGCTCCATGATGGAGTTCCTCATGCTCGCGCTCACAGGCAGGATAAGCAACTTCCTGCTCATATCAAACTCGTATGACAACGCGTGCCGCCTACTGCTGCCGTTCATGCTCCAATTAGAGAGGAACAGCCGCATCACCAACGACTACGGCGGGCAGGTGAACCCCGGACACTGGGAGGTCGGCGAGTTCATAGCCAAGTGCGGATGCTCATTCCGCGCCATCGGAGCGGGGCAGTCACCGCGCGGAACGCGCAACGAGGCAAAACGACCCGACGCCATACTGATAGACGACATCGACACCGACGAGGAATGCCGCAACCCCGACCGCATCAGCCAGAAGTGGGACTGGATAGAACAGGCTCTGATACCCACCGTGTCAGTGTCAGGCGACATCCGCATAGTCTTCAACGGCAACATCATAGCAAAGGACTGCTGCATCACACGCGCCGGCAAGGTCGCCGACAGATTCGACATCGTCAACATACGCGACAAAAACGGCGTGTCGTCATGGCCGGAGAAGAACTCCGAGGAGGACATCGACTTCATACTCTCCAAGATCTCCACAAAGTCAGCGCAGCAGGAATACTTCAACAACCCGACCACCGCCGGCGAGGTCTTCAGGGAGCTGGCGTGGGGCAGGGTGCCGCCGCTGGGCAAGTTCCGCTTCATCGTCAACTACGGCGACCCCTCACCGTCAAACTCAAGGAACAAGGCCAACTCGCTCAAGGCCATAGCGCAGGTGGGATACCTCGACGGAAAGTTCTACATCATCAACTGCCGCCTCGACCACGCCACCAACGCCGAGTTCGTCGGCTGGTTCTACGAGCTGACCGCCGACGCGCCACAGGGCGTGCAGGTCTACAACTACGTCGAGAACAACACGCTCCAGGACCCGATGTACGAGCAGGTCATCATGCCGCTATTCATCGAGAGAGCCAAGGCCGACGGCTGCATCAGCATCATACCCGACACACGCAGGAAACCCGACAAGTTCTCGCGCATCGAGGGGAACCTTGAGCCGCTGAACCGCACCGGGCGGCTCGTCCTCAACGAAGCCCAGAGGGGAAACCCGCACATGCAGCGGCTCGAGGAGGAGTTCACGCTCGTCACGCCCCAGCTAAGCGCACCAGCCGACGGACCCGACGCAGTGGAGGGAGCCGTCTTCATCACCAACGAGAGAATATCAACAATGCAACCCGACGCCTTCACACTCGGCAGGAGACCGAGGAACAGGAAGCGTTTCTGAATATCATCCATAAAATAAAACCCAACAAAATGTTCACACTATGCAGAAGACTTTTGAACTACGTCAGAGTGAAAAACGCAGTCCGTCATGCCGACAGATTACATCAGCTGACAAACAAACAGTATTACGTCATCAAAGTACAGGGTACGCCACGGGTGTACGACCGGGCAAAGATCAACCAGCTCGTAGATATGGGTGTGTTTAGCCACAAGATGAGACAGGCATACTACATCCGGCAGTTCAGCCTCTATTACACACGTTAAAAAGACAGCAAGCCATGTACATCAACTACAACGACCTGAAGACAGGCATCGCCGAGGAGACCCTGACGGTCATCTCACGCAGCCAGTCCAACGCCGAGCAGGCCATCCGCGAGAGCGAGGCGGAGGTGGCAAGCTACCTCTCAGCGAGGTACGACATCGCGGCGGAACTCGCACGCACCGGCGACGCACGCAACTACAAGGTGTTCCAGCTCGTGCGCGACATCGCGATCTACAAATGCTACGTCATCAGCAACCCCGCGGGCATACCTGAGGTGAGACGGCAGACCTACGAGGACGCGCTGGCGTTCCTCCGCGACGTGCAGTCGGAGAAAGCCGCGCTGCCAGGACTGACCAGGCTCAACGGCGCCAACGCCGGCGGCAGTGACTACGTCCGCTTCGGCGGAAACAGGAAAAGGAGGAACAGATGGCTGTGAATCGCAAGAAAGGAGAGATGCCCAAGGACGGCATCAAGATAACGCAGATCAACGTCCGCGTGCCCAACCGCAACACCCAGGACATCGAGTCGTGGCGCAACGCCATCAGGACATTCGAGAACCCCCTGAACCCGATCCGCACCAGCCTCTACGACCTCTACGACGACCTCTTCCTCGACGGGCAGGTCATCGCCACATGGGGCAAGCGCACCGACGCGCTCCTCAACAGGCGGCTGCTCTTCAAGCGCGACGGAGTGGAGGACGTGGAGATAACAAAGCTCCTCAACTCGCCCGACATGCGCGAGTTCGTCACCAAGCTCCTCAAGACGATAGCCTACGGATACACCCTCATACAGGTGAACCGCGTGTGGTACGACCCCGACGAGGAACAGTACCGCATCGACTTCGACATGATACCGCGAAAGCACGTCCACCCCGAGGAAGGCTTCAGGTGCGTCTCCGTCAACCAGAGCACCGCCACGCCCGACTTCCGCTACACGGAAAAGCCGCTCGCCGACTACATGGTGTGGGCGGGCGACCCCAACGACATGGGACTCATGGCGGCCGTGGCGCAGTACGTCATCTACAAGCGAGGCGGCTTCGGCGACTGGGCGCAGTACGCCGAGATGTTCGGGATGCCCTTCCGCGAGATGAAATACGACGACTACGACAGCGAGACACGCGCCAAGCTCGAACAGATGCTACAGGAATGGGGCAGCTCAGGATACGCACTCGTGCCGAAATCCGCCGAGCTGACGCTCCATGACACAGGAGGGGGGCAGGGCAGCGCGGAGCTGTACGACATGCTCATATCCAAGTGCGACGCCGCCGTCTCCAAGGTCATCCTCGGCAACACCCTCACCACCGAGCAGGGCGAGATAGGCTCGCAGGCCCTCGGCGAGGTCCACAAGGAGGCGGAGACCGAGAAGAACGTCTCCGACCAGCTCTTCATACTCTCAGTCCTCAACACGCGATTCCGAGCCGTGCTCAAGAAGTTCGGCGTCAACGTCACCGGCGGCGAGATAATGTACGAGGGATTAGAGACCGACTGGGCGAAGATGCAGATGAAGTGGAACGTCGTCAAGGAGATAGCCGAGAAGATACCAGTCGATGACGACTACATCTACGAGGAGTTCGACATACCAAAGCCCGACAACTACGAGACCATGAAGCTGGAGATGAAGGAGGAGAAGGCTATGTCGCTCGGCGGCATGTCCAACTTCGTCAGCGACGGACTCGACACACAGCCGCAGCCGGAGAAAAGGAAAAAAGCCGGCAACCTTTTCGGGAGGATACTCAATTTTTTCGCGTAAGCCCACCGAGCGTGGGCGTTGACGAGCTTGACGCGCTCTACTTCCACGGAAGCGTCCGCGAGGTGGCCAAGGCAGTCGCGGCGTTCACCACCGCATACGACCTCACCAGGCGCGAGATGTACGAGAAGGTGCTCGGCGACTTCCGCAACGGCGAGATACCCGACATAAACCGCGACCTCTACGAGGCGTACTCAAAGAACCTCCGCAAGGCGGTCAACGACGTACTCCAGTCAGGCAGCCACGGCGACAGGTACTTCGACATGCAGATGCAGTTCGAGGCCAACGTCAGCCGCTTCGCCGCGTACAAGGCGTACCAGGCGACAAAGGAGCTGTCGGAACTCGACCCCGGCCAGCTCGACACCGTGGGGCGCGCCAAGCTCAACAAGTACAACCGCTGGTAGGCCACCGAGTACAACACCGCCATGGCACGCGCCAGGACCGCAAGGCAGTTCACCGACTTCACCTCCGACCCGAAGGCGAAACTCCTATACCCCAACCTCAAGTGGCTGCCGTCACGCAGCGCACATCCGAGGGAGGCGCACCATGATTTTTGGGGCAAGGTGTGGGCGAAGGACGACCCGTTCTGGGACGAGAACACGCCGGGCAGCCTCTGGAACTGCAAGTGCGACTGGCGCGAGACCGACGAGCCTGTCACCGACGGTAACCCAGGCGGCAACGTGAGCCAGAAAGGACTCACCGGAAACCCATCAAAAACAGGAAATATATTCAGTGAGAATAATGCTTATGAAGTCAAGTCCGGCAAGGTTATTCTTGACAGTGAAACCGTCACCCATTACCCTGCAATGCAGAAACTACTTGACACCAATATCAAAGAATGGAGGCTTGATTACTATTCAGATGAAGGCGGTCTTCTTTCCACAAACAGGAAGAGAATAAATGAAAGCAAGCTAAACAAGCAGGAAAAAACAAAATTCGACAAGGAGAGAGACATGTGTCTTACTCTTGCCAGAAACAATCACATTATTGAATACAGGGAAAGTATTGAAGGAAGTTTCGACGTGTACATTGACGGCAAACCTGCTGATTTAAAGAAAACAAAAGGAATTAGTAACATTTATAAATATGCACATCATGCAGTAAATAAACAAGGTGCTGATTATGTGATTTTTGAATTTGACATGAAAAATAATGAGGACTTGCAAAAGGAATTATATGGACTTAAAAAAGAAAACATAAAAGTATATTATTTTTTCACAGAAGACAAATCAAGAATATATCAGCTATAAAATAAGAAAACTCGGCGCAAACCGAGTTTAATGTGTGGTATGAAGCATCTCTGCCACATATCGACCGCAAAAATACATCTTTTTTTTAACATGCAAGAAAAAAATTAAAAAAAAATGAAAAAGAAATCCAAGAAAACCAAGATGCACGCAACAGGGCATGAAATAATCGAGATAAAGACAGGCTCGAAAGATGAAGTCATAGCGAAGATCGCCGACGCGCTCGAAAAGCATCCGGGCAGCCTCAAACTTACCGGGGGAATCAACGTGCGGACACCCGACGAAGAGGACTACGACATCTACCTTGATTTCGACATGGAAAGACCCGACACGCAGCGCGTGCGCGAGTCTTTCGCCGAATTACCTGACTCCGCCAATTTTGACGGTCTTCTGCTGCTCACCACGTACCAGAGATACGAGTTTGTCTGAATGCGTACACACTGCATATATTATGAAGAAAGTGACCTTATGTCCGTATGGAGGTTTATGCCTCCACTTAAACCCTCGGTCACTTTCAGAGCGCAAAAATACATCTTTTTTTAACATGCAAGAAAAAAAATTAAAAAAATGACTAAATTCACAACAGAAGTCCTCGGTGGTGAGATATTCACGACGGAAGCACCTCTCGGCGAGGTGGAGGCAAAGGAAAAAGCCGAGGCACTCGGCAGAAAACACGGCGGCGAGGTGAGACTGGCGCAGATGGTAGCTTATATACCCATTCTTGTAAAAGACGGCGACTGATGCCGCCGTCTGATAATCACTTGAACATTTTCTTCAATTGGTCTTCAATCTCCTTTTTGCCTTGCTCGGCTATCAACAGCCTTTGCCTTTCGATAAGTTTGGCTTTAAACGTTTCGCAACAGCATTTAATCTCCAACTTGTCACGAAGGACAGTAACTTCAGGATGATTGCAATGAACAGGACACGACATCCGTTCAAGTGATTGTTTAACAGGTCTTAGATCCATAACTAAAAATTTAAGTTAAACAATTCCGCAAAAATAACAAAAAAATGAAAAAGAAAATCAAAGACGCAATCTTCAGAGTGTGGTGCGTGGTGTTCGCACTGCTCGACTTCCCGGCCATGGTCATGCACAACGCCTACCAGGTCTGGTACTACAAGCATTTCATGATCAAGTCAGGGACGAGAAAGCCTGTCGGCGACAGTGACAACAAGGGAGATGAGTGATATGGCGATGGCGGCAAGGCTGATGCGGAAGGCGAAGACCTCGTTCTTGCTCTTCTTGGCTTCGGCGGTATATCCGCCTGACGCAAGGAAGTTCTGCCCGTCTATCGTTATCCTGAAAACATGAAGCTCCATGTCCTCGCTGATGAGGCCCTCCCTCCTGAGGTGGCATATCCTCTGCCAGTGCTCCCTCTGCGAATGCGTCATCATGCCGTTGCACATGTGTTGATACTCGATGCCGCCGTCAGATGCCGCAGCCCTCAGCAGCTCGTCGAGCCTCATCGCGATGTTGATCTCGTCGCCGTATATCAGAGTGTTCAATCTCCCAAACATATACATGGAATTTGAGCCGCAAATTTACAAAATAATATCAAACCGTTACAAAAAACAAGAAAAAACCATGACACCCGAACAGTTCCAGCAGCGTTTGAACGACCTTCAAACGGAGTTCAAAGACCTCTTCGACAGCTACGCCCCGACCATCGTCGGCAGTATCGCCGTCGGCTTCTTCAAGGAACGCTTCCAGATTGAAGGCTGGATGCGTGCCGGCGACTGGCCGGAGGTGCAGCGCAGGATGGCCGCATGGACACGCAACGGCAAGACCGTCAAGAACCCATACCACGGCGCGAAGCTCACACGCAAAATCCTCACAGGCGACACAGGCGACCTCGGACGCTCCATCGAGGTGCAGAAGATAGAACCGGGAAAAGTCACCGTGTGGTCAAACCCAGCCGGAAGCAGCAAGCCCTGGGCGCGCGTCCACAACGACGGACTCCGCGCAGGACGCGGCAAGGGCTTCACCATGCCGCAACGACGCTTCATGGGCGAACACCCCGAACTAAACGAACTAATAATAAAAGAACTTGAACGAAAACTTAAAGAACTATTAGACTCATGATTAAGAACCTCTACCTCGCAATCGTCACCGCACTCAAAACAGTGAAGGACAACAGCAACAACCAGTACTTCAAGAGCTTCGACCTCTGGAACCAGAACGTCGAGTTCCTCGAAAAGGACGAGCCGTTCAGCACACCGGCCGTCTTCGTCGAGTTCGACCCTATCAACTGGCAGACACTCGGCGGCAAGAACCAGGACGCAGTGGCGACAATACGCCTCCACATCGTCACACAATGGCACGCCAACACCGCCGACAACGTAGCCGCCGAGTTCCGCACACCTGCCCTCGCATACCTCGACGCGCCATCGCGCGTGCTGAAAGCCATGCAGGGGCTTGTAATCCAGCCCACAGCCACCATGCGCTGCTCCAACACCTGGACGCGCACACAGTCAATCGTCAACCACAACCACGAGAAGTACGTCGACAGCGTCGAGGTCTATACCACCCACATCTTCGACGACTCCGCCGTAAGCAAAAGCACCAAGAGAATCCTCCACCTCGGCATCAACGCCGAGTTCAGGGATTTCCAATAGAAACAGAAAAGCCCCCGAAAATTCGGGGGCTTTCTTTGTCTTTCAGTTCCGCTTCGGTACTAATCCGTACATAAAAGTTCATTCGTGAGGATAAAACCGCTCAGACTGGCATAGTGCGGCAGTCTTGATAAGGACTCGCGAATGCGCTGTGGGTCGGGGTGGCTCTCGTTGAATGTTATTTCGATGTATTCCTCATCCTTGCCGCTTTCATACGCCTTGAGGCTTCCTATGAGGGTTTCGATGTAGGGATTTCGCCCTATCCATTCAGTTATCTCCCTGATTGTCTCTTCCTTTGCGTCCTCGCAGCAGATGTTGAATTCCTTGAATCTTACCTTCCTGAATTTCATGATTTTATTTTTTAGTTTGTGATAAAATTTTAAATTTAGAACAGCTTCAGCTGCCTTGGGTCTTCCGGCGGCGTCTCAGGCTCGTCGGCAAGGTCCGAGGGCTTCACGCCGATGTACGACAGGAACGTGGCGTAGCAGATGCCGTAAACCGGGTATATCTTCGTCCGCCATATCGCCTTGTAGCAGCTCGCCTGGTCGCCGGACATGTAGTTCTCATTGACGATCTTCACAATCGCCCTGATCCTCTTCTTCGTACTCCTGTACATCGCACGTTTTCTTCTCATTTTCTCTCTATCAAGTCTTTTGTCCTTTTCAAAGCCTCCCTTACCAGATTCTCGTACTCCTTGACGGTGTCGTCCAGCTCGACTTCCTTCTCGATGATTGTCCGGTAAGGGCTGTCGTCGATGCTGAACGACACCTTGATGTCAACCTTCCTGCTCATACGGCTTCACCTCTATTGAGATCGTTATCGTCTTGACGACG